AATAGTCAAATCTGTTGAAGAAATAGTTGCAGTCATTAAAGCAACGGCGCCTACTCCTGCGTAGTTAGCCGGAGCAGCGGAGCAGAAAACTGCTCGGATTGCCCCATTCTTAATTGCTGTTAACCCTACATCCTTTACCGCTGTGTTATCTAAATACTTTGCCATTGTTTTTCTCCTTTATGTAATTACTCAAGCTATACTTGCAGCTTCTTTCTTTCCGCAGGTCATGTTGTGTCCGCGTAACTGACTAGCAGTATCAAAAGGTTTTCCACACTTTATGCAAACATAGTCAACATTTGTTTCACCTTCTTCAACTTGTTCGATCTGATTTTTATACTGCCGGAAATCATAGAGGTTAGCAAATCCTTCAGATGTCATTTCCTGAATTTCTTTTTCTCGTGCTTCAATACGTTTTGCTTCTACTTCCCTTGCATATTTACGGTCTTCAGGTATAAGTTTGAAAAACAAAGCAGCCTCGTTATCCAGATCGAGTTGTTCTTCGATATCTCCGGGACGATAATGAATACACTTCTTGCTGTCAAAAACCTGTTTCAAACATACAGCCTTTACTGTTTTACCCATAACTTTTTTCCTTTCGTGTTTGTAGAGGGAGAGGACATTAAAATCCCCTCCCTCGATGTTTAATTAAATCTCTCCGCCAGTTCTCGGCCCAAACCATGAGATAATAGTTCCTGCAGTAGCCGCACTACCAGTTAGATACGCATAGAACCTGTTAAATTCTAGTACCTGATAGGGATTTACAGGTATAAAATAACAAGCCCCGATTACCTGCAACTGAGCCAGAGTAAGTGTTCTAGTCGCAATCGCTATAGTCGCTGAAACAGTCGCAGCAGAGCACACATCAAAACGAATGCTTGTGGAAGTTGCAAAAGACGACATAATCTGCACTTTCAATCCCCAGGGCACTCCACCCACGCCCACAACTTCAGGAGGATTGGTATATCCTTTTTCTGTATAGCTGGGGAACTGAGAAATATACGGATAGGCGGAAGCCACACCCGGCGCACCAAAATCAAGTTCACAATTACTGTACTGAGTTGCGGATGAACAGCAACTATCTCCAACAACACCAAGGGCAGTAACAGAAAGCGGCCCAAAGGCTATTGATCCAGTTCCGTGAATATATAAAGTAGCATCTGATATCATAGTGACACCTCCTTATGAAACAGCGGTCTCGGTCGTCTGACCGGGAACGCCTAAGATCATTTCAGAGACAAGAACTGGAATATTCTGGAACCGTGTTACACTTCTTCCAAATACGTCACCCGTATCCTGATTCTGAGTAAAATAAGTGTTAAGTTTCTGAGATACTGAACGAATGTCAATCTGTGTTTTTACTGCACGATTGACAAACAGAACCGTTCCTGCCGCTTCACCTTTACCTGGCAACCAGTTCTTCGCTTGGATGAAAATGTTTTCATCGAAGTTATTGGTTGACAACGCAACGGAATTGATGTTGGCGATTCTTTGAACACAACGTTCATCAAGAACCTGAATACCCAAAGCCCAGCGAATATAGGTGCGCAGCACCTGATACATACTGAGTTGAGCATTACCCGCGACATTGGTTATCGTCTTAGTATCTTCACCCAAATCTTGAATATGAAGACCACCAGCGAGGTTTTTGGGATAAATCCCATAGACCTTTTCCGGCCCTAATTCCATAAAAACAGCACTTGTCATATAACCGGATGAAGCTCCACCTGACCATACATTCGGAACCCAATCCGTAAGGCCGTTAGGCACAGAGGTTAGGTTATTGAATCTGGTCATTATTCCTCTAAATGAACCAGGTTCATAGGCTGGATTACCGTACCAAAGAACGGTTTCCAGTTTCTTTTCGAGGCCGACAAGATGATCTTTAATCTTATTCGCTCTCCATTTATTCGGTTCATTCTGTATCTCCCACATTTCCTTATCCAATTCAACATAGTCCGCAAAGAGGGCTATATCATCACGAATAGGAATATCCTTGGAAGCGGATGCCAAAATACCGGAATTAAACCGTCTCGTCCCCGGACTCGGCAAATAATCTGTCCTGTTACCCAAATTGGACAGAATTTCATTTGAAGCCACCATAGGGAGTATCTTTAAAAACGGAATCTCCCTATCCATGATTCGGGCTATCTCAAGCAGTAAAGCATTTGAAGCCATGGACGTATAGTCCTGAACCACATCTAAAAGGGTGTACCACCCTGTTAATACTTGTTGTGTTGACATTATTTATACTCTCCTTCACGGGAGAAATTACTTTCCTGTCGGGCTTTTAGGACTGTTTGGGAACCAGGAATTTGCGCCTGCTTCCCCTTTAGTCGGCCCGCCTGTAACACCGGTTAGGCTAGTATCCTCTCCCGTCAATTTTGCAATGTTTAATAAAAATCTTGTCATCGCATAACGAGAAGCCGAAGTTTCACCAGTAAAGGCTTTGTCAAAATCCTTTGCTTCTTCGGGGAATCCTTCGCTATGCTTTGTCCACATACGCTTCGCCAGTTCCACTCCTGCATCGTACTTATCGCCCAGTTCTCCTTTGAGTTTCTCGGCGGCTCCCTGAATTTCCTTTTGGACATTGGCATTGTGAGTCTCAACCATTTTCTGAATTGTAGAGTTCCAGAATTTGCTCGCGTCCTTTGCCATGTCCTTAGGCATATTCATTCTAAATAAACTGTCTTTCACCATCTTATTCCATTCAGGTGAATTCTTGTCTGCACCTTCGAGTTCATACTCTTCCGGTTTTTCTGGACGCCCAAGTGCTTTGTAAAAAGTGTTCCTGTCTTCATCCGAAGCATTTTCCGGTAACCGAGGAATATAATCCTTCATTTTACCTTCCAAGTCTGTGGCTTTCTGCGCCGTTGCTTTGTAGTCTGTGTGTAATTTTTTTACACCTTCCCACAATTCGCTCTTTGATTTAAACGGTGCGAAGGCCTCATGGCCTCTATCTGCTTCTGGTAATTCTGATTTCCACGCACCGCCATCGCTCTGGTTGGCATTTTGGTTTGTGTTTTCTTCCATAAAAATTAAACTCCTTCCTTTTTATTTGCCGTTTGGAGAAAGAGGGCTCTTAGGAAAGTAATTTACTTTTTTCTTTTTACGTTCCTTTTCAGCCCAGTTCTTAAATTCTGCTTCGTTAGAAAGCGAGGCAGGACTTCCTTTACCGCCCTTGGCTCCACCTTTTCCACCACCTATAGGCATTTTACACCTCCGCTTCAAATCCTAAAAATTCATAACAGTAATGCTTGCACCGACATCCGTAATCCGTCCATATCTTGAATCCGCTTTGTTTAGCTCTCATTGAAAAAGCCCAATCACTTTCATAGGCACGTCTGTCTTCTATAATGGGAAGAAAAAAACCATAAAATGATTCAGTCGGGTCATCATTATTGACATAAGCAAGTTCTGGATAATCAATAACCATCTTTTCGTATACTTCCCTTTTCACAAGCATGGTATGTCCTGGACAAAAATCAGTTTCATACACTCCTTTAGAATCATAACGCTGTTGCCATTCCTCTGCAGAACGACAACTATTTGCCGGTTCTGTTCTGGTGACATAGGCTTTTCTATAAATCCCAGAAATAATATCCTTGTCGTCATTCAGGAGGCGGATAATAGTATCCGGTGGATACAACATGTCATCAGCCGCCGCAAAAGCATGGGTACAGTCTGTCTTTAAAAAATGGCTTATTGCTGGGCCACAGTTATGCCAACCCGGTGCCCCTCTCCTTATTTTCTCCAAAGCAACAACTATGCCAGCATTTTGAGTGAACCTAATCATATTCAACAAGGAATCCATGCTCTCGTCAAAAGGCTCTCCACGGGGAGCTATGGCAATATATACCTTATAATTTTTTACCGGAGCCTTATAAATTTCAGCTTCATCCTGATTCATGTTTTTCCTTTCTTACTTATACTGCAATCGCAGCCGCGATATCCACTATGTCGGTAACGTTGCACATCAGTAATTGATAATAATTGTTCGCTACCGAAACCCCTGTCTGACCCGTTACTTTAAGGGTACAAGCCTGACCGGAAGTGTTTGCTAGACAATAAAGATGACCAGGGAACGCGGCAGGAAGACTAAGTGTAGTCGCTCCACTTCCTGCACCAGTGATAATTATTAAAGATGCTTCTGCGCCTCCAGCCACACCACTTCCTGCAATATCTGCTACGTTCTGATTGACAAATGGAACTAAAGCAATCGCATTGGTTGTCGCACTTCCGCCGATAAAACTTGCATTGATTGAGACTTTCTGTACTACTTTAAAAGCGGCATCTCCCACTTCCTGAGGTATTCTAATGCCGCCCGGCCCTCCCCTTCTTACATCATCGTATTTTGGTGCTGTTGGTATTGCCATAATCAAACCTCCTCTTTGGTTTTTCTTTTAAGTCCTAAAATCTGTGAATCTATTTGCTTTAAAATTCCAGCTTTCGCTGCTATTACTAAGCCAACATTATATTCGGCAATCTGTGCCTTGTTATCGTAATCAAGAGTTACCCCCCAATGACAATTAAAGACAAGAATATCGGCCAACACTTCTCGTCCTATTCCTTCACGAAACAATGTGGCATATTTATTATCCACCTTCACCGCCTCCGCCTGTCAGTGCGGCAAGTGGGCTTCCTTTTTCCGTGGTCTTCTGCATTGTAGCAATCGCCCTCGCTATCTTAGGAGCCTGTTCTGCCTGCCTTTCTTGCTCTTGAATTTTGTTGCGCTGTTGTTGAATCTGCATAACCATTTTATCATCCTGCGTATCCTTGGCGGGGAATCCACACGAATTAAAAATATCCTTCATTGTTTCCCCTTTGTTAATATAGTCAGCGCATTCAGGCCCTAGTATCTTTGCCGCCTGCTCAGTTAATTGCAATCCTGTTTGTATAGACCTAACTTTAGACAATCTTGTCTGTGCCTGTGCAAGAGGGCCAAGGTACTGGATTTCAACTGGGCCGTGAATCGTCTGAAGTAAAATGTCGGGAGGAGGAGGAGTCCTTCTTGCCTTTGATTCGATACTGTAAACCCTACGGATAAGCGGATCAAAAGCCTCTGATTGAAGATTCCCAACCCTCGTACCCAGTACGGCGGCCTTCTCATTCATCAACTCAAACACCTGCTCTGTGACCATTCTCTCAGATGCCTTGTTTTGTGCAAGTTGAGTCAGGAGCATAAAGACATCAGTATGAAAATGCTTGTTAATAACGGCTTTTACTTTATCTTGATACTCAATAGAAAATGGAAGATTTTGAACTCCACCGGCATAAAGAGGCATGGGCGCGCGCGTCCTTATATCTCCGCGATTGCTTTCGACAAAAGTAATGCCGTCTGCGTCTTTCTGAATAGCTCCCCTTAAATCCGAGTAAGCAACAAGAGGTGGTTCCGCGGCTCTCTGCCCGGTCTTGAGATTTGTCCGGCCCATTTGATTATCAAGAGCAATGGAAATCCAAGCATCATGCCCACATCCCCTGCCGTAAATTTCGTCATTGTTCTTTCTCCATCTCCAAGCAATATAGGGGAATGAATCATAACCGCCTTCTGCTGTGGCGTATTCTCCTTCCTTTAATGAAAGCACCCGACTTTGATCTTCAGGCGAGCCGATAGCCGCCAAAGGAGCCATAAGTTTTCCGCTCTTTCTATACAGATACACAGACTCCCATTGTTTACCTTTCAAGTCGATTCTCCAAGGTGTGTAATCCTGACGAGGGTAAACAGCATGAAGTATTTCTACTTCTTCGTGCATGTTGGATTTATATCTGTTTTCCAGATTGTTATCTATTTTTTTAAGTTCGTCCCAATCGAATTTAGTAGCCAACTGCCGCAAGGTTATTTTGTAAACCCTGTAAAGAGTATCGACTTTACCGTAACGGTTTTCAGCAACAAAGCATTCCCTGAAATGAGGTACAAGGAACGCCAATTTTGCACTGTCAACATCTTCCTCAATCAGCATATATCCCGTCCCAATACTTACGCCGTCTCCTATGAATTCAGGAACTATGTCATAAAAATTGGATTGATTAAAAGCAAGATACATTTCTTCCTGAGTATTCTGAAGCCATCTTTGAACCTCAGGAAATTCATCAAGGCGCTTTCCTGACCATCCGCGCAGAATACTTGATCTCGGAAAAACCATTTTACTTGGCAACTGTAAAGCGAACCAGGGCTGATTCCTTGAACACATATACCCGGTCATTCCATCAACGGTCATGTTCTTTGCTAGTATAGCTTCATCAGAAAATACAAACTGTCCCGTGGGTTGTCCAGGCCATAAATCTTTATCCTGAACACTGCGCCGGCCATGATTGATATACATAATCAGGTTGTCGATCATGGGTTCCCATAATAGTCTGTACTGAGCTAAAAGAGATAAGTTTTTCTCTAAGTCTTTGGCACGTTCATCGTCAGAACGAGGGCCTAGTTTAGACGGGTTAAAACCGGTATCATCTTGTTGTACTGTCGCTGGATACATTAAAAAACCTCTCCGTGTTATCAGAGAGGCTGTGGCGTTTCTGAATTAATCCTTGCGTTTCCGAAGAGAGGCAGGGTATAAGTTATTTAGCCCAAGGAATTGAGCGTAACAGTTCTGACTTCTTGTTTAATATCTTCTTACAATAAGCCATTGTCTTTTTACTAACTGTCTTATATTTTTTATAGTCAAAGTTCCCAACAGTCTGTTTCATATCTTTTCGCCCCTAAGCCACTTCTCAAGAAGTGATATAGTAAACTTCATACCGCGAATTATTATTTTAACAACCTGTTTTGTTTCTTCACTCATTACGCTCCCAAAGTTGCTTTCCCTGTTTGCGCTCCGCCGGCCCCTAGAGGGCTTGTTAGTATAGTAGAGGACATTCCCCTTCTCTTTAAAAGTGCTTCCGCCTGCGCGGTAGCCGCCGCTTCTTGTTCCTTAGCATAATCCGTCTGCGTAGGAGCGCCGGGAGCTTTCGGAGAATTCATCATTCCATAGGCTCCCATTCCAGCACTCGCAACTGAAGATGCCGCCATAGCAGTCGGTGCAGCGTCAGCAAGCATACCGCCTATTATTTGCCCCGCGCCATACAGAGTCGGCCCAATCCATTCTGCCATTTTATCCCACCACCTGTAATCCGTGATAAAGCGGATTGTTTTTAATATTCCCCTGATTCTCTATTTTTTTAATCGCATCAAGAATATCGTCCTGCTGTGTCCTCGCCTGACCCTTTACAACGAAATCAAATTCCTTCATCATATCGTAAACGTAAGCAATCATATCCAGAATATCCACATGGAAGAAAGGGAACTTGTCCATTTCATCTCTAATTTTATTGATATAAACATCATCAATATCGTCGCAATAGTGGACTTTCCCATTATTCAAAGGCCATTGAAGACTCTGTTCCACCCGACTTTCTTTGGAACGTCCCCCCGGTCTTAATAAAAAAAGGTTCCCGGCTTCTAAAGAAAGCCTACGTCCCCTAACCCTCAAGGCATTTGTTATATGAATTTCAGTGGTTGCCAACCCAACCTTCTCAACGCCTAGCATCTCAATTATCCCGTTGCGAAGATACATGGTAACTATTCCATTAATACCTTCAGAATGAGACATCTTGTCGGCTTCAACATCCATCAGATAAATATTAGACTGACCGACTTCATCCAAGCAAGGTTCAACTCCTATGATTCCGTAAGACCACATATCAATGCTCTGCTTATCAGTCTCGTCACCTCCAGCCTGGTCTATCACCATGAACTTTAAAATATTGCGGGGAACAAATCTCCTATTGATCGGCTTCAGATAATTCTTATCCAGTTTTAAACTTGTTGTAGGCGTGGGATTGCAAAGCTGTTGGGAATTAAAGGTTGATTTAGTTTTTTCCTTTTCAAAGGGCTTATCCTCCATATAAACAGGTTTGCCTTCTCTTGTACCATCTTCCGTCGCAGGAACAAGCCTTAATGTATATATCTTCTCTCCACTTTCGTATTGCATATCCCTGATCCTGACATTCGGCCCGAAATGAGAATAGTACGTTCCTATAATCCTGACAATATCTGAATCCTTCCCCATTCCCAAGTTGCCTTCCGCCATCTCAAACCTACGGAAAACCTTATCCAACATGTCGGGGGAATCCTTAATATCATCCGTCTCTAGATCATCAAACACAAGCCTCTCATAATGCGAACCAACCGGCATACCCTCTACCAAACCATGTGCTTCAATGGTTGACTGTGGCCGGGATGCTCCTTTACGCTTAAACACCAAACCATCATCCTCGCTCCACTTAGGAGCCTGTGTCTCAGGCTTATCCCAAAATACTTCAGGGAAACACCACCTTAATAAATCAGACTGCTCCAATAAATTCTTGATAGACCTCAAAGGCTTCTTCGCTGTCGGCCTATTAAAACAAAGAATACCCGTACAATGCTCAGGATTCTTTATGTGATACTGCAACGTCTCCCCTATCGTAATGATCGTACTCTTGAAATGAAACCTCGCCCATATATCCAATGTGTTGCTCTGCGGGCCACTCTCAACCTCATGCGCCATCTTAACAACAAACGGATGATGTGCAAACGTAACTCCCAAACCGTAAACAATCAAAAACCATAAATCATTTACAAATAAGCCCCTAAGTAAATCACGCTCAGTCCAAACTCCTTCCTTGACTCTCTGGAACCCAGCAAGGTAATCGTTGGCATACATGGACTTGAATTGTCCAGTAGCCCATTCCTTACGATTTAAAGCTATCTCAGGATGTCGCTCAAACTTAATCAAGTGTGATCATCCTCACTATCTTCTGCATCAAAGACCTTCTTTAAGACTTCCCCCGGAATAGGCTTGTCCATCTCATTATTAATCAACCAATTCATATTAGAAGCATATTTCTTTATAGAATCCTTTGACACTAAATCAATTAACATAAAATCTGCCTTTCTAAAAAATATTACGCGTCCACAGGAAAGGTATAGAAAATCTGCCGAGAACCTTCCAAATGGGGGCATGGGGGGTCTAGAAAGTAATTCTTATCAAGTTCGGCTTCTATGTAAGGAGTCGAACTCGATGTGTATGTATGCGTTATTACTTAACATCAATCACACCCTTGTCTTCACGTATACCCAAAGGTATACCCATTCCAACGTTATTGATCACGCTCATATCGATGTATGTATTGCCTTGAGGAGCCTCTGCCTGGTTGCTCTTGACCGGCTCAAAGCGATCGTACACCATTGAGGCAGCCGCTAGCTTGTTGCTATGTGTGGGATATATCTCACCATTAATCGGTTTATCTTCCAGGCAATCTTTAACAGCATTACGAGCTAATTTCACTAGGTCAGGTCTTGTGAGACTTAACTTATCAAACTTTGCTTTAGTTTTCCATACGGCCTGTTTGGTAATTGTATCCTTATATGGGTTGGTAAGAAGTAGTGCTGTTTTCGGGTCAACTCCATTAGCTATCATTTGCATTTGAGCCAATCCTTTTGGAGTTAATTTTGGTATGGTTTGATCTATTTGAGGCATTGGTTATACCTTTATAGTTATATCCGCCAGGCTGGGTTAGTTTATTAGTTTGCAGCGCACTCGATATCGAGTCGCCGTTTGCTTAAGTTTACTCATTGCCCGGCGTTTCGGTATTATAGAATAAGGGATATTTAAAAGTCAAGGTTTATTTTCATTGATGTGTGTTAATATAGCACTATATAGCGATATATTCATTAATATTAAGTGATGTTGATTAAGATTAGTTGTTGTTAGGATTGACCTAGTTGAACGATTGTGCTTTGTCCTTTATAATACCATGCTGTAGTTTAACCCGGACGATGTACTATCTATTGTTGGCAAAGTTTTGGTTGGGAATACCTAAGATGATATGATTTACTCTATGATTATATTATAGCACGGATTTGAAAATTAAGCAACATTTATTTAATTAAATCTTGTTTTGCTTGTGAATACAAATGATTGCAGAATGGACAAAAATCGAAGTCATGCTGTTCAGATGATCTAAAATGCACTTGACAAACGTTGCAGGTTCGTTGCTGTGCCCTTTCAAAGTCTAACCAGTTACCTATGGACTCATTCAGATCATTAATCAAACGTTGCAAGGATTCAATGTCCGTTTCCATGTCCGGGATTCTAATCGTCAGATGATCGGCATTGATTGTTACATAATTAATTAAAGTCATACCCTCATTATACACTTTCACCTGCCATTTTCAAGAGAATTGTATATGTAAAAATAGTTATCAACAGGCAGTCGCTTTCAATATATTATTATTACTATGATAATTTAGCACTTAAAATATATGGCTTTGATATGATTATTTATCTTGACTTATATTATTATTATGATAGTATATAGTCAACAAAACAATAAAAGGAGGCTACACCATGACAACACTGCAAAGCAACATCACCGAGAAATTAAAAAACATAGGCTGTTACGCAACCAAAGGAATGAACGCAGCACTACCTGAGCTTATAGAGGAAAGCATTTATAGAGCGCAGGAATTAGGAATTGATTACTTCTTGAACCATACCAGCTTTGGCCCGAAGATTAGAAACATTGTTATAAAAGAAGTTGAGACATTAAAAATCAAAAAAGAATTGCAAAAGAACGCTATTGCAGGATTTCACTCTGACAAACCATATACAGAAGTAGACGATAAAATCAGAGTTGATCTACTTAATAAACTTGGAGGGTTAGCAATATGAATATCGAAATTGAAGAAATAAAAGAAGTTTATCAATGTGGAGAAAACGCCGGTCAGCCGTCAGGGGATAAAACATTCACAATCACAATAGACGACAAAGAAAAAGGCTCTATATTTTACAGTGAGTATTGCCAAAAGGACGGATTAATCGGAGCTTATAGTGCTTACAGTATCCCTATTTTTGGCAATCAATACAAATCAAAACGGTTTAGAACATTTACCGGGGCCAAAAACTTTATCATTAACGGAAAAGAAAAATATATTTCATTACAGGAGGCCATAAATAAAGTATATGCCAACACTTGAAGCTAATTTTGATGTTTATTGCGGGGTTTGCGGTTACGGGATTTGCAATGATACCGAAGTATCAAATTCAACAAAGTATCAAAGTGCCTCGATAAAAGTGACTTGTTCTTATTGCGAAAAAAAAATAAAAGACCTTGAAAAAGAAAATGAGCTATTAGAAAAAACGGTTGAAATATTAAACAAGAAGGAGGTTTAACATGAATACAGAATTAATTAAAGTAAGGTGTAATAAATGCGGCTATGAGTGGATTCCCAGAACTGACAAACCGAAGGCTTGCCCTAGTTGCAAGCAATATCAAGAGAAAAAAGAAAAGAAAGCTAACTAACAAAGGAGGCTACAATGAAAAAAACAAATAAGGAGGCCAGCCATGACAAATAAAGAGATGAAAGAACTAACAGCCGCGGTGAATAAACAGGCTTTTCTACCAAATGCTTACGAACTGATTTGCGCTCTCAAAGCCGCCAACGCTGAAAAGGACGCGGTAATAACTAACTTGCTAAAGTATCACGACCCGGAAGTTATTACCAACAGGATGATGTTAAAGGGCCGCTATCCTGATGTTGCAAGGCCACTAATAGCTGATATCGTCAACGATGTATGCAAAATAATCGAGGGTTAGTCAAAGGGCTGGCTCCGGTCAGCCTTTTACCTTTCATAAATCTTCTTTGCTTTACATACCGCGATGGAAAGAACACATGTATTAAATATTTTAACTATGTTCATCCATGATTTAGGCCGGCCTAAAGCGTTACACGCAACCAAAGTAATAAATGTTTTATCCTGTAAATATAAATAACCCACTGATTCTACTTTATCCCCTTCAGTGACATTGATATAATCGTTAATTGATTCTTCGTCTAGCCAACCACTATGAGCCGGGACGTTGTTATCCATCCAGACTATTTCATATTTTTTGCCTATAATTAATTTCGGAATCTTCAAAATTACCTCACTTATTAAGAAGTGTTAAGACTTTATACGTTATGGATTTTTTTCGTTAAGTATTTCTATCCAGGCATTCACATAGATATTACGCGCTTTTATGCCAAATTCCTTTTCGACAAAATCCCTTTCCTTTTGCAAGCGCCGAATATCTTCATAATGCCTAAACTCCTCATGGAGGTTGATATCAACCCAAATTTGCTGCTCTGCTTCTGACAATTCAGAAAAATTGATTACTTCTTGTTCACTCATTTTGCCTCCGGTATTTCATCAGTGCTTTTAAATATAGGCATTGGATATGATTGTTCGGTGAATATCCTTTTAGCCTGAAATCTTTTCAGTTCCAGACCTGCGCCATAACTCGGCATGAGATAAAGAAAAGCGTTTGCCCACAAGTCAAGAAAAGTATTATCATAGTCATAATACCAAACACCTCTGTCAACCTTGCACGAATAATGAATATGTAGATAATGCGATAAATGAGGAACGAAAGCGTAATGCCCTTTGTCGTGGATTGCGTTTGCCGCCTCAATTACCCTGTCAACATTTTGCTGTGCTACTTTTGCCGCTCCATGCGTAGAACAACCCACTGGATTGTAAGGTGCTGCGACATAAATTCTTAATTTTTTCATTTCATTACTCTCCTTTTCATTTCTTCATTCGAAATAAATCTAAAATTTCATCAAGGGTTTTGTCGTTTTCCGCGTCACATCTGATAATCGTTAAAGAGGCACGAACCTTATCCTCAGCATGATCATGTGATTTAGCCTGCACTCTAATTTTATATTCTTTTCCGCAAATCCTATATGTAATTTTATATTGCATTTCCAAACCTCACGATAATTAACATTCTTTGTAATTACAACTTGTTTACAAGTTCTGAAATCGGTTTGCCGTAAAGTTGTCAACTTTTTAGTCAACTGCAAAATAGTCTTGACTATATTTCCCTTAACGCTGAATAAATATGTTCAAGCGGATAAAATTTTCTAATCACTTCAATTTGCCCTCTGTTGTTTGGAAATTTAATTAGTAGGCCGCCGATTGTGGGCTGCGTATATGGGAATTTGGCAGAGCCTTTAATTGGATGCCAGAATTTCCATGTCGGAGCGATTAGGTTTATTCTTGTTGCTGTATCAACTCTAAAATGCTGGTGATGATGACCATATATTATTATATCTGGGTCTTCCTGTAGTTTGCTTTTAATTGCTGAAAAGAAAAGACTATTACGGTCAAGCATGGTTGATTTATACAGCATTGCATCTCCAGCCTTGTGTGTAGCCCAAACGGTATGCCCTGTTTTTTTTAATTTGGCATTAAGAATATCCCCGCAAAAGGTTCCTTTTATTTTTTTATCTTTAGAGATTGCTTCTTCAACATTATAATCAAGTGATGTATGATAAGCAGAACCATTAAGGCCAAAATATTTTCTTCCTTGAATATAGGGCTGGAGCAATTCTACAAACCCGTCCTTTTGATAGCCCAAGTCTGGCGTGACTAAATTCCTTCCGTATTCTTTTCTATTGTTGCCCTCAATGGATTCTGCAAGGTTTAAAATAACTTCGGCTTCTTTTGTTTCCCTATACGTCCAAAAATCTTTCCAATAATCTAAAAGTATTTTTTGATAAACATTAGGGGTGTGAAAAGTTTTATAATCTTCCGGTTCATAATTTTTAGGCCACAAAGCCGCTTCGTGTCCTACCTGCACATCTGAAACAATAGCCCAGATCATATTGTCCTCTCTTTCGATGATTTCATTAATTTTTTAAACTCCTCAAAATCAATATTTATTTTATATTCATGCCATTCAAGACCTAAAGACATGCCATGTTTTCTTATTCCTTCATAATTTCTTGATTTCAAAACTGTGGTTATTTTTTTTATAGAATAACCTTTAGAATGAAGTTTTTTTAATATCTCTTCTTCTTTGGGACTCCAGATTCTACTCATAATTCTCCTTACCCATTCCAAATCAGTTCCTGTATTTTGTTAAATTCCTGTTTGGCGTTGACCTCGCTGAACTCGCACTTAAAAACTTCTTTAAATGCCCCTGTCGCTGGCGGAAATACTTTACAAAGCCCTCCACCTTGTTGCGATTTATCTTTTCTAGCGGCAGTCTTTCGTCTATTTTGCTGATTCCTATCTTGTTCATTATTCACTCACATATTTTTTTATTCGGTAAATATGTTTTGTGTTTAGCCGTTTATACGTTCGCATAACTTTAACTGCCCTGCGCCTCTCATTTTCATAATCAATGGGGATATATTTACGATCGGCAACTTTCCACTCAATAACGAAAATATGATTTTTCATTGTACTGGCTCCACAACTTCATGGCACTCAGGACAAAAAAGTTTATCTCTGTCATGTTTAAAACATACACATTCAGTTGAATATCCCGCCCAGCCGCAATCTTCATTACAGCAATCAACAAGGTATTTTTCTATGTTTCCGCCTATTGGTATATTTTCGTTTTTACCTTTTAGAAAATTTTCGGTTAGTTCTTGTAAAGATGTTTTATCATTAGCAGGTATTTCTGTTATCTTCTTGTCGATATCATCCAACAAAAACGCTTCCCTGATTCTACTATCTAAAACTTCAATAAGTTTTTTTACCTCAGGGTCTTTGCCTATAACATACACCCTCGAGGCCTCTTTCCTCTGTTCAAATAAAGTATGCGCACAAATAAATGTAGCGTTGCAATCAATTAGTGAAATGGTATATGCCTTGTCGGTAAATGGGTCTATGGTTGCCATGTCTTTTTCTCCTTAATCACTTGTTCAATTTTTATTCCAAACATTGGTAACGGTAATAAATATAAAATCTTTTTCTGCTTATCCCAAAAGAAACCAATCCAAAAATCATACCAGGCAAACATTAAAGATATTTTCATTTCTTCATCCCCTTGAAATCGACTGTCAGTTTGAGTGAGGCTGGCTTGGCTTTAACTGTGTTTGCTTGTTGTATAATTTTATTTGCCGTTTCTATGTTGGCGTTGGCTTCATTTATGGTTTTATCTATGTTGGTGTTGGCTATATCTGTGATTGTCACAATTCGCGCCTCAACCTCCGCCATTTTTAGAGGCCAGACTTCCTTAATCGAATCCAGCACGTCCTTTTTGCCTTTATTCACATAATCTTCGACTCTTTTGATTACCCTCCAACCAATAAGATAATCCAAAAATACCATCAGAATTACCCAACATACAAAAAACCACATTGCTATAATTAAATCTGTACTCATTGTGCCCTCCTTAAAAATTCATTACCTGCTGTTGTTTGTGCCGGTTAAATCTGTCAAGTGCCGCTTCGTAGTAGTCCTTGTCGATTTCAAATATGTCTGCTGAAAATCCCATAATGTCGCAAGCGATAGCCGATGAACAACTGCCGCCGTGAGTATCAAGAATCCTATCACCTTGCTTTGCGTAGTTCTTTAATAGCCATTGATAAAGGGCAACTGGCTTCTGGGTGGGATGTGTGCGTAATTCCTTATTTTTCATATTCTCTTGTATAAATCCATTCCATGCGAATCTAAATATTGAAACGTGTTCGCGTGTAGAATTATAAGCAATTTCGCACTTTGAGAACATTGATTCATCGTTTTTCTTATCCCAAATAATCCTCCCTGTTCCTAAATTCATAATTTTAAAATAATTAAAACCCCATATAATTTGATTTTTACTCACGCGCAATAACTCATTAAAATAACTTTGTGTTGGAACTGTCCAGTCCCCTAATATTTTATAGTTCTGCCTTTTAACTTTTGTTTTTGTATATTCTGCGCCAAAATATCCAAGCTTGTCGGGCCCCGAAAAATACGGCGGATCGCAAATAGCCAAATCGTACTCTTTGTCTTTCATCTGAGACATGGCTTCGAGACAACACTGATTGTAAATCCTCACATCACTCATTTTTTATTCCATTGAATAACAAAGGGAAGTTTACCGTTTTTTAATTCTAAATAATGAAGGGCATTGCAAACCTTACAAAGCAAGTTAAGGTCGTCTGTTTTTCTTCTACCCTTATAAATATCTAAGTAAAAACGATTACTATTTTTACCTTTTTGAGACTCTTTTGTTCCACCACCGTGTTTATGATTTATCTCTAATAAACGTAAATCGTCACACCCGCAATTTTCACACACCGGATTATTGTTTGATATAATATTGAAAATAACTTTCCTTATTACGCCTCTGCCTTTTTTTGCTCTTTCTCTGCTATGTTCTTTTTCCCACTCAATCATTGCGTTTTTTCTTGAGGTTGCTTTTTCAGGATGTTTTTTGCAATAGTCCTGATACCATCCCTTTTTATCTCTTATGTCTATAATTACTCCACAATTAGGACAAGGACGATTCCCTCGCTTAATACTTAAATCAGGATAAAAAACGGTACAGCATTTTTTACAAATAACACGACTTTTTAATTTGTGTTTTGTTTTCCTTCTTTTTGATACGTCATATATTCCAGTTGGCATAAATATCTCCCTTATGCCTATATTACTTTAAATGGTGATTGTGTGTCAAGTGTTATTTTTGCGATCATGCAATCGACATTAATTATCTTAACTTCGCTCATATGGCCTCAAAAGGGTAACTCTTCTATTTTGTCAATCGGTCTGTCGAAACCTTCCGGCTTATCCCACTTCGCGCCTCTTCTTAATTTTCCGTTACGCCGTCCATTAGCGCAAGCTGTGCAATGTTTCTGCCGGGGATTATGCTTATCAACTTCGTAAGGTTTCTTGCAGGTTTCACATATTTTGGTCATGCCAGCATCGCCTTTCCATTTTTAATAAGTTCTCTTGCCAATTCAGTACCGTATAAATAAGTCTTTCCATCCATTCTCAAAGTGATTCTAACCGAAGGCTTTTTTTGTGAGTTTTTCCAATTCCTGTTTATTTCGTCTAATTTCTTCATCGCTTGGCTTCGGCTCTCCCTTATATTCCGGTATCCCTGCTCTTCCGCCGGATTCTCTGGTGGTAGTATATTTTTTATTTCCATTATTATTCTCCTTCATTTTTAATGAAAGTTGGTCAAATTGTTTCCTTAGTTTAGATGTGCTTAAAATATTATTTCTCCAAAATGTATCCTGTTGACACCAGATAATAACTTTTTTTATTTCTTCTGGTTTACGGTTATCAATCCTAATCATTAAATCTACATCTCCATCCCATTTATCTAAGTCTGGTTTTTTAATATCAGGCTTTCTTTTTAGTATTTCATTTAATAATAATTCACTTATATTTCTATTTATATCTTTATTTATGTCATGCTCGCCACTAGCTGAGCTAGTGCTTGCATTAGCTTTTCTAGAAGCTGTGAATTTTAAACGCTTTTCTTTTTCAATATCTGCTCTCTCATTAAAATATAATCCGTTTTCATCAATTTTTAATTTATCTACAATATTTTTCGGGACTTTCTCAAAAGCACTAGCTTTGCTAATGCGAAGCACTAGCTCTTTAGATAAATGGCCTTTGTCGAACTGATAACAAAGTATTCTAATATATTTTCCCGCCTCGTCATCAGTCATAAACTGGGTTCCATTACTAAATGCTTCATAATAAAATAATACCGCCGGGTCTTTACTCATATTATCTTCTTCGCCAAAGAAAAAGCCGTCCTGTGGCGTGAGGTGACGAAGGATCGTCAGACTCCAGAACGGCTCTCTCAATGGCTTTAATTGTAATGGTTAACATTTTTACCTCACGCCTAGAAGTTACCATATCACCTTTAAAATAGAAAATCAAGTCTTTTTACAATGTTTGCAATAATAATCGTGTCCCAGGTAGGGCTCAAACCAGTGACCTCTTGGAACTTTTGCTGGCCTTCTTATAACCTCTACCTTTGTCATTTTATAGACTTTGAATAAGCCGCCACACTCGGTACAGTATTTAACCTTCGGCTCGAACGGTTCTTTCTTTTTTTTAAAAAAGCACATCATACGCCTCTAAGCTCCTTCAACCAAAAACAACCAAAAGCGATAAAATAAATGCAACAACCTCTCCAACACTAAAAATTAAATCTATTTTTTGTCGTGATTCTAATAACAAGATGAATTTGATTAATACCCATGTAAGGTATATTATTGCTATTATTTTCATTTAAGTTCCTTTTTATGGCACTTAGGACACAAAGTTTCAAGCCATTTCGGATCACAGAGGATATGCTCAAAGACAGCGTCAATAACAGCTTCCCAGTTGGCAATATTTTCGCAATGGTGTACTTCTACCTTCTGCTCCTTGCCTTTTGCTTTAGACTGCTTCACCCCGCATTTCTGGCATGTATATTTATCCCTCTGGATTGCCGCCGCCCTTTCGCGGCTCCTTAGCCATAAATGACGGATTGCTTGTCTGACACGACTTCTAGGGGTCGTTAATAACTTCTTACCCATTACCTCACCACCAGATAAACAATTCCCATGATGATTGCCGTTAATAGCAAAGCGGATATGTAGGCTTTAAGGCTCATACCTAAAATAGCCCCTTTCTCTCTCGCTCCGTAATTGAGCGTCCATTTTTTTCTCTTTGCAATACTGGCGCAGTGTCTTTCCTGCTCTCATACGTTCCTCTTTTAATGCCTGCCCGATTGCTGGTCTGTACCCAAAATGAGACGGCAGGATTCCCGTTCCCTCACAGATAGGGCAGACAGAACAGCAAAAGAATCCATAAACTAAGCCTTCGTCACATTCTGGGCAAGTCATATTATTAAATCCTTAGCGCCGACATCAAAGTAATCGGCAATCTTTTGGATAGTTGCCAACTTGGTGCTCTTTGTCTTTAAGATGTATTGAAGGTTATAAGGTCGTATGCCGATAGCTTTGGCAAGTCCGTAATTGGTCATTCCTAGCCGGTCACGTTCTTTGATAATTTTCTTAATGTTGAGTTCCATAATTGTCTTATACTAAAATATTGTAGATTTGTCAATACCCCAAATGAAATTATTTTCAGACTATGCAAAATAATTGTTGACAAGCGTTTTGACTCGTGCTAGATTAGCGTCAACGATTAATTGCTGGGCTTACCGAATCTTGCACCTTATCGTCTCGGCTAACGGATGTTACCAGCATACAGCGTGCGAGATAAACGGGAGAATCGGCAGAGTAGAAGGAAAATAAAGTATCTGAAAGGAGATGGTGTATGACACCCGGAAAGAAAAAGGATTTAATTGAAGAAGAAAAATGCGAGAAGTTTTTACCTTGTCAACTTACAGAACAAGAGATTTTAGTTACCGCCCGTGACCTTGCTCACCTCAATCAGGATTTATCGGCAACCGAAGATCGCAAGAAAAATGTCATGGCTGATATTCAGGCACAAATAAAGAAACTCGAAGCTGAAATAAACATTGATGCTCGCAAAATCAGCACTGGTGAAGAACATCGGCAGGTAAAGTGTATTTGGGAAAGAAATTTTACAGGGGGTCTTGCCCGATTAATCCGCCAAGACACACAAGAGGTTCTTGACCAAAAAGAAATCTCTCAGAAAGAACGTCAAGATAAATTAGATTTGGTGTAGAGGGAGGTTCTTTGGAATGGTGGGTAGTGAGTATGTATCTGGCGGCTCGAAAGGGTGGTAAGTTTCCGGTCATAACCGGACAACAACGGAGGAAGCTAGAATTACTCCGCTTGGACAAAGCAACAAGCCAGTCCCCTCGAAAGGACATTGCGAAAGCAACAAGTACGACATGCAACATATACCCACCTTAATAAAACAGGAGGTTAAATGGCAGGGGGACTATCCGGCCAGCAGAAACGAAAGCGAAAGGCAAGAGCCTTCAGCCAGATACCACCGGATAAGCCCCTGCCGAAAGGGAGGAGAAGGTAGGGGGATTGAGGGCATTGATATTGGTCGAATCACAATAAAACTCTTATATCCAAGAGAGTGATGAGATTAGGTAACAATAGAGATGAGCGACCTCACCCCTGCCACATTAAGGAGAATTATGAAAATAGAATTTAATAAAGATTATTGCAAAAATTGCGAAATGAGATTTCCCAGTAAACAACCGCCCATTCTTTTGGAAAAGGACAAAATAAATTGTCCAGCAGGAAGAAAAAACAATCCTAAGAGTTTAATGGCAACGGTAAATGTGCTTAAAAATAAAGGTCAGGTTTGTTCATTTAATCCAGCCAGAAAAGTATTCGACATTAATGAATTAAAGGGAATGTAACATGGGAAATAAAATTTACGAAGAAATAGACAGATTAAGGGCGATCAATAAGGAACTGCTGGAGGCATGTGAATATGCCATTAAGACAATTATTAATTTGGCGGAGGTGGGAATAGAACGGATTAGAGACGCAGGTGGTCAATGTGACGATGCGGTTGATACATATAAAATACTAAACAAGCCACTAAATGATGCAATTAAAAAAGCTAAGGAGAGTTGTGAACAAAAAACACATTCATAAATGGGAAAAAGTTGTCATAAAAATGGGCGAGGAAGTTCTTGCTAAATACGCACAATGTGGTGGTCATTGTGGTGAAATTAGGAATAACATATTTGCTGAACTTTTGGAAGCGTGTAAAGAGGCATTATCTTTGTTACACAAAAATATTACTCTTGACGACATCAGCCGCAAATATGATGCCGAAGTGATAGATTGCCAGGTCACTCTTGAACTCGCAATTAAAAAAGCTGAGGGGGAATAATATGCACGATTTACTTAGTGAATGTATAGTAGAGGCTTGGTGGGAAAGAACATGGAAGCGGGTAAAAGAGGTTTCTACCTTGCTGA